TGCAATTCAGCGAGGATCTTAAGCCCGGCGACATCATCAGCCGGGCGGCAGTTGAAACAGGTTACAGCGCAAACGAGCGACGCGACCCGGTGGGGTTTCAGTTGGTCATGCTGCGGGCAATGCAGGACCTCCAGAAGCACCTGCGGAAGCTGCATCAGCGAGAACTAAGCATCCGCATTCAAGCCGAAGGGCTGGTCATTCTGACGGACGTGGAAGCGGCGGACTACAACCCGAAGCGGTTCCGCGACGGAATGCGACTGATGCGGCGAGCACATCGGCGATTGATGGCGGTGGACGCCAGCAAGTTGCCACCGGCACAGCGTGAGGCCGTCACGGCGGCGATTTGCAAACAGGCGCAGCAGTTGAGTATGCTGAGGGTCAAGACAGAGTCGTCTGAGTTGGTGGCAAAAACGGAACGGAAACAGGCAGACCCGAAAGTGGTCGCACGATGACACACAACAACCACCGCAGCAGTCTTGAGGTCCGCTGGTAGCTGATCCCTATTGCGAATGATTCGCCGGTGGTTTTTCCTACAACAACAGGAGGCGAAGGACGTGCCAAAGAAATCAAATCGAATTCGGAGACTGGGTGAGCGGGTGCTGGTGGATGACGGCGGAGGCATGTGGCAGGCTGGCAAGGTGGCCACAATTATCGAGTTGCAGGACGGCGGCGTGGCGTATGTCGTCACGCTGAAGAACGGCAGGCAGGTCTGGGCACCGGCAAACGCCGTCAATCCTGATCCGCAGAGACCACGGGGAGCAGGCCCGACACCGGAGGAAATCCGGCAAATGTGTCTGGAGATTCAACGGGAATGGCCGGACGAGGTTCGCCAACAGCGGGACATGAGAGAACAGCCGGTATCATGGAGCGTTCCACGGTCACACTATCTGAGAGACACACAGAGCGGGAGGTCGGATTTTGAGCACTGACACATGGACGATCATTGTTCCGGGAAATCCCGTGGCGCAGCCGAGACATCGGGTTTCATCCATTGGCGGACGTGCACGCACATATCTGCCGAGCAAACACCCGGTTCATGCCTACAAGCAGGCAATCAAAATGATAGCCGCAAGGGAGACAGTTTATAAGGGGCCCGTCTGGGTTGGAATCACGGCAACGTTTGCTATGCCGCAATCATGGAGTAAGGCAAAGCGGAAACAATTAGACGACACACCGCACGCACAAAAGCCGGACGCGGACAACGTGGCAAAGGCTGTGCTCGACGCACTGAGCGGGCATTGGGACGACGATTGCCAGGTGTACGAACTGAGCGTTGAAAAGCGATGGGGCACAGAGGCACAAACAATCATTTCAGTAGGGACATTCAGCACATGAAACGCAAACTACCACAGGTCGCAGCACTCCCGCACGACGCACCAGACATCCCGGAGCAGACGCTGGAAAAGCTGCTGCCTGCACCGCCCGACGGTTATTCCCGTCTGGTGATCAGCCGAAAGCCACAGGAATCGTTAATGATCGACTGCAACGGAGTGCAGGTGCAAATCACGATGGTGGAGATCCGCAACGACAAAGCACGACTGGCAATCGTGGCACCACGAGACGCGCATATCTGGCGGACAGAATTGGAGGAAAACGCCTATGGTCGGCGATGAAAGAATGGCCGCAAAGCTGCGATGGCTGGAGATTGGCGAGACGTACCGACTTCCTGCGAGGTATCGCGCGGAAGTCACAGTCCGTAAAATGCTCGCATTGACGGGATACCGGTGGACGCTGATTGAAGTGATCACGCCACAGGAAAACACGCGACGATTTACAGTCACGAGGGACGCATGACAGAGAACATATTCGCCCCGTTTTTCGGGGCCGTCGAGGACGGAGCGCGGGAACGCGAAGCAAGGGAATACGGACGCGATGGACCACACAGCCGCTGGGATCGTGGGGAAATGCCGTGGACGATCCCACGGCGAATCCATCCGGACTACCGTGAGCGATTGAGCACAGATGCGATTGATTGGCCGACGGTCGGACAATCAGGTTCAGTGAGTGATGAACAGGAGATGCAATAGTGAAGATCACGAGGGGTAAAACGGTGGTGCCGAGACGTGTGATGCTGTACGGCACGCACGGCATCGGGAAATCGTCATGGGCCGCGCAGGCACCGGACGTGCTGTTCCTGAATTTGGAGGACGGGTTAAACGACATCGACACGGCAAAGACGCAGCACCTTCGGACGTATGCAGACGTGAAAGGTGCGCTGAGTTGGCTGTTTGCAAATCCGGACCATGGATTCAAATGGGTTGCCATTGATACGCTGGATTGGCTGGAAAGCCTGATCCATGCTGACGTGGCTGAGCGTGCGAGCAAAAAGCACATCAGCGAAATCCCGTATGGTGCGGGGTACAAATCGGCAATGGCGTTGTGGGATAGTCTGTTGGACGGTCTGGACATCATGCGGCGCACGCAGGGTGTCGGTGTGATCCTGCTGGCACACACCGCGATCCGCAAGCACCAAGACCCGACGGCGGACAGTTACGACCGCTACCAGCCCGCGTTGCACGAGACCGCATCGGCACTGATTCAAGAATGGTGCGATGAGGTCCTGTTTGCTTCGTACCGCGTTTACACTCGCAAGGAAGATCAGGGGTTCAACAAGGAGCGGACGATTGCGAGCGGTACGAGTGAGCGGTATTTGCGATGCGTGGAAACTCCGGCAGCGTTGGCGAAAAACCGGCTGAACATGCCGGGAGAAATCGAGTTCAGTTGGGCGGCGTATGCTCAGCACATTACAGGTGTTTCAACAGAAGTTAAAGGGTGATGAGTCATGGCGAATCTTTCTGATTTGGATATGAACAACGTGCAGGCGGAATCAATCCGTCAGGCACTTCCAGCGGGTGACTATCCGGCGGTGATCGTCGAGAGTGGAATGAAGATTCCGAAGTCCGGCGGGGCGGCAATGCTGGAATTGGTCCTGCAGGTGCAAGGACATCCGCAGTTCAGCGGCGCCAAGCTGTGGGACCGTCTGAACATCAGGCACGCAAAACCGGACGTTGCCAACATCGCGAAGCAGAGGCTGAAGGCAATCATGGACGCCGTTGGACTGGCCAGCATTTCCGACAGTCAGCAGTTGCACAATCGGCTGCTGACGGTGACAGTGGCACAGGGCGAGTACAACGGCAAGCCGACGAACGAGGTCAAAGGCTACTCGCCCAAGCGGTCGAGCGGTCAGCCACTGACGCAGACGTCCTACGCGGCACCGTCTGCAGGTCCTGCGAATCCGTTCGGCTGATGGCCGTGTGTTGATGTTCCGAGACCCGGCAGCGGTCAACGCTGCCGGGTGTTTTGCGGGAGGGGCGAGCGGTGGAAGCGAGATGGTACCAGGCAGAAGCAAATCATGCCGCATGGCAGTACATCCACGACGGGCGCGGAAACCCGTTGATCGTCCTGCCAACAGGGGCCGGCAAGTCGATCGTCATTGCCCTGCTGATTCGGCAGGCAGTCGAGTGGGGGCAGAGGGTTCTGGTGGTGGCGCATCGGAAAGAGTTGCTGCAGCAGAACGCGGACAAAATCCAAAGGCTGACAGGATTGCGTGTCGGAATCAATTCCGCTGGGTTGAATGAGCGGGATATCGACAGCACGGTGATATGTGCGGGGATTCAGAGCGTCTATCGTGACGCTGCGGAGTTTGGGCGGCGTGGTCTGGTGGTGATTGATGAAGCCCACCTAATCAGCGACGACGGCGGGAGCATGTATCGGCAGTTTTTGGACGGGCTGCAACAGCACAACCGCAGACTGTTTTGCGTGGGGCTGACAGCGACACCGTACCGCACGGGTGAGGGATCGTTGGCGGGTGACGGCAAGCTGTTCAGCGGGATCTGCTATGAGGCCAAAACCGGGGCACTGATTGAGGCGGGATTTCTCAGCAAGTTGACGAACAATCCGGCAGACAGTCAGGCGGATTTGAAGGGCGTGAAGGTGCGCGGAGGTGAGTTCGTGGCGGCTGAGATGGAGGCCGCATTTACCGGCGATAAGATCATTCACGCAGCCGTCTGCGAATTGACGATTGCCTGTGAAAACAGGAAATCCATTCTGGTGTTTTGTGCGGGTGTCAGCCATGCCGAACAGGTGGCACTCGCCCTGCGGGATTTGACCGGGCAGGACGTGGGGCTGGTGACAGGCGAAACGCACGCAATCGAGCGTCAGCGGGTGTTGTCGGACTTCCGGGCAGGCAGTCTGCGGTGGTGCGTGAACGTGGACGTGCTGACAACTGGATTTGACGCGCCGGGGATTGACGCCGTGGCTGTCCTGCGGGCTACCATGTCACCAGGTTTATTCGCTCAAATTGTCGGGCGTGGCCTTCGGATTTCTCAGGGCAAGACGGACTGCCTGATTCTGGATTTCGGGGGCAATCTGCAACGGCACGGGGCACTCGACAGGGACGATTACGGAGTCAGCAAACCCCGCAATTCAGACGGCAGTGAGGCACCATCAAAGGTCTGCCCGAAGTGCAAAAACGAGGTCCATTTGTCCGCCGTCAAGTGCTCAGAATGCGGGCACCTGTTCGTCCGGCAGATGGATCAGCAACCAAGACACGGTGACGAAATCGACACGACTTCATCTATCGTGGGAGCACCGGAGCCGCAATGGTACGACGTGCAGGAAGTCAATTGGCACTTGCACGCAAAGAAGAACACGCCGGGCAAACCGCCTACGCTGTGCGTTTCGTACTATGTCAGCGACGATACCATGCCTGCGGGAAATCTGGGCTGGATTGTGGTGCGTGAATGGGTCTGTTTCGAGCATGAGGGATTCGCGCTATCGAAGGCGTTTGCGTGGTGGGATGCAAGATCATTGCAGCCATTTCCCGCGAGCGTGGCGGAGGCAATCACGGCACTCAATCAGGGGTCATGCCGGAAGCCTTCGCGGTTGCTGGTCAAAAAGGAGGGCCAATGGGACAGAATTGTGCAGGCTGAATTCAGTGAGGATAAGCCGACGATGATTCGAGAACTGACGACAGCGGTAAATGAGTTTGGTGAAGATTGTCCGTTTTAGGAGGATGACGTGACAGATTTCCCGGTGTGCTTAGAGGGTGAGCGGCTGAC